AATGCGGCTGGAAAAACAATTAAAGATGTAGTTAGAAATATTGATATTGGCGTTATTGAACCGATGATAAACTCTATATTTGTCTCACTAATGCTAGATCCTGAAACGCCAAAAGAAATAAAGGGCGATGCAAAAGCTAAGGCGCGTGGTAGCGACTCATTAATGCACAAAGAAGCAGTGCAACAACGACAACAAGAATTGCTTCAAATGACAGGCGCTAATCCGATTGACATGCAAATTATTGGTACTAATGGTCGACTAGAGCAGTTAAAACAAGTATTTAAAAATTCTGATGTACCTTTTGACAGAATATTGCCGAGCAAAGAAGAATTACAACAGCAACAACAGCAAATGCAACAACAAGGACAGGGCGTTGAACAGCAATAAAAAATATATATCGCTATTACGTGGGCTGATACGCATACAGCAACATGAAGAATTCGCATACACGAGATTAATTGACCATCTTGATGATGTAAAAAATAAAAAAATAGCAACGTTAATTAATGCAACAGAGCTAACAATAATAAATCAAGCGCAGGGCGTAGTAAAAGAACTAGATGAAATAATCATGTTACTTAAAGAACCAAATAAACAACTACTTACTATTGAGCAAAACCAGATTTAGCGAAAGCTAATAACTAAAACCACCTTCGGGTGGTTTTTTTATGCCTGATTTTCAGGCGCACATAGGCCGCACTTTTCATTAAGCGCGGCTTTTTTTATGGCCAAAGCGAATACCGAAAGCGAATACCGAAAGGCTCGCAGGCTCGCACAGGAAAATAAAATGACATTACCAACCGCTTTAAGCGAAGCAGAAAAACAAGCAAACGATATGATCTTAGGGAATACCGAACAGGCTCCCGCTGAACAAAACGCAACCAACAATCAACCTAACGAAATACCGAAAAAGTCGGCTTCTGAGGATGTTGATTGGCAAGCACGATATCAAGTTTTACAAGGCAAATACAACGCAGAAATTCCGACTTTACAAGCGAAAGTCAAACAGCTTGAACAGAGTCCAGCTATCGAGAATAAACCCGTTAACAGTAATTTACAGACTGAAAATGAGCGTTTACGTCAGCAAATAGCCGAGCTAAAACAAGCAAAACCAGTGGAATTAACGCTCGATGAAAACCTTGTAAATGACTATGGAGAGGACTTTGCTCGAAGTGTCGCTAGTGTAGCTCGACAGCAATCAACCGCTGAAATTGAAGCACTACGCAACGAATTCAACAGCAAAATATCCTCTGCGCAAGAAGATATCAACGCATGGACAACCGACAGCAAAATGCAAGCAGTTAAAAGCACGCTTGCTAGTCAGAAAATAAATTTTGAGCAGATAGATAACGATCCATTGTTTCATCAGTGGCTATCTGAACAGGATGGATATTCTGGTCAAACACGTCATGCGTTAATGATGGATGCGTTCAATACAGCCGATTTACATCGTGTTGCTCGTTTTTATGCCGCTTACAACGATTCAATTAAAACTCGAACAGTAAACAATCCTTTGAATGAACATATTCAACAATCACCAAGCCAGTCCCCTGATATTGGCGGCACGCAACCGCGATTTGACCTAAGTCAATTTCAAGAGTTGCATCGCAAATATCAACAAGGACGATTAAGTGATGATGAATTTCAAAAAGCTGAACGAGAAATGTATGCCGCGATGGGCGGCTAAACTTTCGGAGAATTAAGCTATGGCTTTTCCAAAAAATGCAGCGTTACCTGTAGTTTCAGGCACGTTTGTTCCTCAAATTTGGTCAACTAAATTATTGACCAAGTTTTATTTAAATACTGTATATAACAACATTGCCAATACAGACTATGAAGGTGAAATTAATGGCCACGGCGATGAAGTTATTATTCGCACTCGACCAACAATTACTGTGGGTGATTACGTAAAAGGTACAGCAATTACGTATGAAAACCCTAACTCGCCAAATGTTAGTTTATTGATCGACCAAGGTCATTATTTTGCGTTCAATTTGTTTGACGTTGACAGACATCAAACTGATTTAAAATTGATGGATGAATGGTCGCAAGATGGCGCAGAGCAAATGAAGATAAAAGTGGATTCTAATATTTTAGGCTCTATCTTTACTAAAGCTGATGCTCTAAATGCTGGTGCTACTGCTGGTGCAAAGTCTGGTGATATTAACTTGGGTACTGCGGCAGCGCCACTGGCACTAACAAGTTTAAATATTGTTGATTATATTGTTGATTACAACACAATAATGGATGAACAAAACTTGCCAGAATCAGATCGGTATGTCGTATTACCGCCAAAAGCCTGTGCTCGCATTAAAACCTCTGTTTTAAAAGATGCGGCATTAACGGGGGATGGTCGTTCAACTTTACGTAGTGGTAAAGTGGGCATGATTGATAGAACAACTATTTACTCAAGTAACAACATGAATGTAGCATTAGGTAAATATGACATTATTTTTGGTCATAAATCTGCGTTGACTTTTGCTAGTCAAATTACACACATGGAACAACTTAAAAACCCAACTGATTTTGGTGATTTAGCGCGTTCGTTACTTGTGTATGGTTTTGAAGTTATCAAGCCTGGATCCCTTGGCCATAGTGTTGTGACTATCGCCTAATTTACAGCCCTCTTAATTGAGGGCTTTTTTTTGGAGAAAATTATGAGTAACGAAAAAAGTAACGTTTTTGGTTTTACTAATGAAGATGGACGTTTTTTCTTGTTCAATCCAACATTAGCTAAACACGCTAAAAAAATGAAGTTACGACCAATTCTTGATGATTCAGAAGAAGCGGTTGTAATAAAGAAAGAAATTTTAGCAGGTGATAAAAAGCGCGCAGCTGATAAAAAAGCCGCTAACAAATAATGGGAGAGTCCGACGATGGCAACTATCAAAATTATAGATGTGATTTCACAAGCTGAAACCATTATTCAAGATAAAACAAATACACGCTGGCCGAAAGATGAATGGTTAAATTGGTTTAACGGCGCTGTATTGGCTGTTGTTGGACTACGCCCTGATGCGAATATTTCTAACACATCGTTTCCTTTGGTAGCAGGGAAAAGTTTACAGGTATTACCTGCTGATGGATTGAAATTAATAAACGTTTTAAATAATGAAGCGACAGGAAAACAGATCAGGCGAATTGATAAACGCATGTTAGATGATCAGGTAGACAATTGGTATAAAACGGTAGCGAATGAGGTTGATCACTTTGTTTATGATGATCGTGATCCAAAACATTTTTGGGTATATCCTCATACTTCCAACCCAGTAAACGTTAGAATTGTTTATTCAAAAGCTCCATCGTCCATTACTATTGCAAATTTCTTAACTGATGTTCAAGTATTGCCAATAGATGATAGCTATATGAATCCATTGCTTGACTTTATGATGTACCGTGCTTACAGCAAAGATGCTGATTATGCTGAAAACGCACAACGCGCACAAGGGCATTTACAAACATTTCAACTGGCACTTGGCGCTAAAACACAAGGTGATAATGGCATAAGTGCAAGTAATTCACGGATAACAGCGAATGGCTAATTTCACTGAATTTACACGATTAATTAGTAATTTTGCGCCTAATGTACCACCGTTTGTTGTTAGTCGTGCGGCTCAAGAGGTTTGTCAGGATTTATTTAGTCGCACGGGTGAATACAAAGATACTATTCAAATCAATACTATTGCAGGGCAACGTAAATATGTCTTAGTGCCTAATGTGCTCGATAGCTTTATTCAGTCGATCACGTCTGTTAGTTATGATCTTGTTGATAAGTTAACAGCAATAGATAGTCCTACTGTTGTTAACGCAAAAGGAAAGCCGAAGTATTATTTTGTTCAAACGCATACAGAGATATTATTTGATCCAATTCCTGATAACGTTTTTACAATTGATATTGAGGTGTCTCTTTGCCCTAACATTAATGCAACATCAATACCTGATGAATTATATTTTAAAAATACACAAGCATTGCGGTATGGCATGTTAGCAGTTTTGAAATTTCAAACAGGCACAGAATGGTACAATCCAAGTGAAGCGCAACGTTATCAG